ATTTTTCCTATTATCGAATGGTTCGCAGTAGATGGATTATCTCTACTAACAAGCTTTTCGTCAGGTGCTATGGATGTATTTTCAACTTTGTTCGATGTTGCAAAAACTATTTACGGAGACTTGTGGAAAAGTGTTGTTGACCCAACTTTAAAACTTATATCCAAAATAACTGTTGATACTCTAGATAAAATAAAAGGATTTTGGGATAAATATGGCGGAGGAATAATTGATGGCATAACAACATCCCTTAATAAATTAAAAGATATTTGGACAACGTTTTTCGACAGCTTCTTAAAACCGTTTATAGATAAGGCTCTGAACAT